GAATACTGGCCCGACGGCGACACGAAGAACTGGTTGCTGCCAAACGGCGTGAACGTCGGCGTCGAGTTGACGAACTGCGACGCAAGGATGGCGTCGATGTTCGCTCGCGACTGCGCCTGTGCCAGTTCCTGCGGATCAGGCGCCGACGGCGCGGACCCCGACCCCTTGCCCATCAGCAAACTCCTCCAGTTTCCACATCTCGAAAGCCTTTTCGCGCAGCATCCCATACGTTATGGAATCCCGCCGCCCGTCCCATGCCTTGGGGTGGACGCCTTCAACCTTGAACCCAATCTTCTCGTCGAACCGCCGTGCGCGCTTGTTGTCCCGCGCCGTGATGGTGGTCAATCGCCGGCAACGGTGCTTGACGAACGGGTACCAGAGCATCCAGCGGATCGCGTCGCGCGTCGCCCACATCGGGCTTTCCGAAGCCCCCGACAGGTGCATGTCGCCGGACTTGGCGTTGTGCCCGTGGTAGGCCGCCACCGCCAGCGGACGCTGCCGCAGATCATTCGCCCGCACGAAGGCAATCGAGTAGCACGGCCAGAACGGCACCGATCCGTCGTAGTCGGGCATCCGCTGCGCCGCCCACCGGGACAGGAACTCGTTGTAACCGTCGTCCACGGAGCGCGGGAATACCGGGACGATCTGGTGCGCCATCAGCAGCCCCACCGCTTCCGGGCCGCCTTCCCGCGCTCGCCAGTCCAAGAAGCCGACCGGGCACCATATTTGTTATGACGGCACCGTTCGTTCATGGTATGGTCCATCCATGAGAAAGCGCAGCAAAACCCAACGCATCTGCCCGTCGTGCGGGCGCATCGAAATGGTGCGAACCGACCAACTGAATAACGCGTGCGCGCCGTGCGGCAGAATTCGGAGCGGCGAATACATCGGACGGTTCGCCAAAGAAAACCCGGACATCGGCGCAAGAGCCGGGCGAAAGCACGGAATGCACTCGCACCGACTCTACCGCATCCACCAAAGCATGATGGCGAGGTGCGGCCATCGTTCGTACAGGCACCGCTTCGCAGATCGGTACGAAGACCGAGGAATCCGCGTCTGCGATGAATGGCATGATAAGGAAGCGTTCTTCCTCTGGTCGTTCGCAAACGGCTATGCCGACAATCTGGAGATAGACCGGGTTGACCCCGATAAAGGCTATTCTCCGGAGAACTGTCGCTGGGTGACACACAAGGAAAACCAGAACAATCGAACGTGCTCCCGATCAAGGCGGTGGTCGAAGCACGGGCCGAATTGCATAGAATGCGGAACGTCTAGTCGCCGGCATGTCGCGCACGGCCTGTGCAGCCCATGCTATCAGCGCGCCAGATCAACATCCCCATCGCCGCATTGACGCCTTCGCACGGGTAGCCGGGCCGTCCGCCTTCTTCACGACGCCGGCCATTCGGGCGCAGAACGACTTGTGCCTCGGGTTGTCCTTGTCCTTCGTAGGCGCTTGCAGGTTGCTCCCCGTCTCGCGGTTGTACTTCTCGCGGCCCTTGGCGGTCAGGCCGGCGCCCCGCGACACCGGCAACTTTTCGCCACGGCCGACCGACAGGTTCGGGCCGTCCTTCTTGCCCATCAGCGTGTCGGCCATCCGACGAGTGCGTGCGGCGTCCGACATCACAGGAACCCTCCCGGCTCGAACAGGTAGTCCGTCTTCAGGTACTGGACCTGCTGGGCATCCACCGAACACCGGATGCGCGCGGACGCCACCGTGCCGATCCCGACAACCGAAGTCGGCAGCATCACCGGGACCGGAGGGCCGGCCCAGTACGACACGTTCCACAGCGCGACGTCCCACACCGGCCCGCTTGCGGTCCCCGGCGTCGGGTTCGTCCCCGGCGCGCTGATCGCGTAGTCCACATTGAACTGAAGCGTGATGCCCAGCGAGCCGTCCGACCGGAACAAAGGCCGCAGCATCGTGTACCGCTTCATCGTCCCCGGCAGACCAGCGTCCGTGAAGGCTTGCAGGCAGTCCGCGTTGACCGGATCGCCGTCGTCGGACTCGCCGCTGTCAGCCTTGTAGACAAAGCCGTTCTGGCCGCCGAAATACAGGTCGTCGTTGAACACTTCCCAGCAGACCGCGTTCATGCCGGTGAACCGGCACCACGCGCCCGTCAGCACGTTCACCACATGCTGTTCGGCCTGCTCGCCCTCGACCGTCGGCACGTTGAACAGGCCCCAATTGCTCTTCGGGTAGCTGATCGCCTGCCAGCCGAAGTTGCCGCCGTAACTCAGCGCGGCCTCGCTCACCGCGTCCCTGATCTTGTCCGAAATCGCCTGTGCTTCCGCCTGCGACGGGTCCAGCCTCAGGACCTGTGACAACGGCAGATAGCCCTGATCCGTCACCACGATGAGGTCGGCGCCGAACTTCTCCATGCAACGGTAGCCAAGCGGGCGCCCGATGCGAAACACGCCGACGAGCGCGAACGTGTCAGCCGAAGCCGGGTCGGTGCCTTGGTAGACGGCAACCTCGCCGTTCGACGTGATGAACACCTGTAGGTCGTCCATGCCGTCGCCGCCGTCGCGGCTCCACGAACCGCCGGCAATGAGTTCGCCGCCAAGCTGGAATACTGCCCCGAGCGGGAACTTGACCGCCGTGCCGGCAATGGCGCCCGCGCTCAGATACCACGCATCGAGCGTGTCCTTCTCCACGAACCAGATGCGGCCCTTGTGGACCCATATGTTGATGAGGTTCGCCGTGGTCAGGCCGGATGCGCTGATGGTAGAGGCTGACCAGTTGGTGCCATCATACTGCCGGGGCGTGTCTGCGCCGTTCACAGCCAGCAGGAACGAGCCGCCGGACGTGGTGAAGTTGACGTGTTGCCACCGGCCGTTCGTCATCGACGCCACCACCGACGATGCCGTGCCGCCGGGCGTGATGTCGTAGATGTTGGTCGCGCTCGCCGCGAACAGTTTGCCACCAGCCGGCGACGAGTAGGCCATCAGCGCAAAGACGGACCCAACGCCGACGCCATCGGCAAACTCGGTGTTGCCGTTGCGGACCTGAAGGTAGCCGGTGGACGGAAACCAGTTGTCGAGGATGACGGCATCCAGCGGCGGCATGGCGGCGATGTTGTCGCGCGCGTTCCATCCGTCGGTCGGGGCCGGGAGGCTGTACTGTCGGGCCGTCCTGCCACGGCTCGGGCGACGCGCCATCAGAACAGGCGCAGGAGATCAGCCGTAGGCATCGGGATTGCCGCCCGAGAAGCTGCCCGAGGGACCGCCCCCGAACGCCGAGTTGCCACCCTCGCCGCCGAACGAAGCCGCCCACATCTGCTGCGGCGACAACTGCTGCTGACGCGGCTGCTGGCGCATCAGTTCCGCCGCGATCAGGCTTTGGATGTCCGCTCGCGACGGCTGCATCTGGCCCGTCTGGAACGGCGTCGCCACGTTCAGCACGTTCTGCATGCCGGCCGGCGCCCGCGCGCCGCCCAGCAGCGCCTCGGCATAGCGCCGGGACATCGCCATCGGCGACTCGTTGGCCGGCGGCATCGTCAGCGCCATCGGCGCCATGCCCATCATGCCCTGCGTGCCCTGCTGGGGCATTGTAGCAGCCTGCGGGGCCATGCCCGGCGACTGCATGCGCCCCGGCCCCAGGATGGCGTCAGATGCGCCCTGTAGCGACCCGTAGCCGAGGAAGTTGTTCCCCGTGGACGGGCCGTCACCACGCAGCCGCTCCATCTCCAGATACGCCTGCATCATCGGGTCGACGCCAGCGCCTCCGGGCATCATGTTCATCGGCATCGGCTATGCTCCATATCCGGTTTCCGGCAGGTTCTGAGGCCCGAGCAGGCGCCACGAACGGTTGCCGGCAAGGCTCAGGTTCGGAGCCGGGCGGGCCTGCGCCAGAAGCCGCGAACGGCGGCGCTCGTAGTCGTTGCGGAGGTCGCCGTAATTCAGTCCCTTCTGACGCAGGAACCGCCAGACTATGCCGTCCTTCATCAGATCTTCGTCGAGGATACCGACATCGGTATCCGCCGCCCACGCCGCCTGCGTCGTGCCGCCAGAGGACGCGCACCAGTGCGACGACACGTACATATACGCCAGCGTGTCGCCGTTGGTGCCCGGCGTCGGCTCCAGATACACCTTGGCGTCGTTGGAACTCGTGCCACGCCAGATGACGTAGCGCGTGCCCACCGGACTGCCCGCGACCATCCCGTACTCGATGGCCTGCCACGTCTGCGGCGTCAGCGGCCCCCACACGGGAAGCCGCTCGGCCGCGTTCCAGAACGTGTTGACGATCTGCCAGTTGAAATCAGCCGGCAGCGCGTATTCCTGCTGCGACGCTACCGTGGTGATCGTGGCCGTGCGGTACAGCAACGGCCACGCCCGTTCGGCAAGGTCCACGCCTTCCTGATTGGCGAACGCCAGCAGTTGCAGCGTGGTCGTGTCCGTCGAGCCGATGACCGAGACGGGCTGCTGCACCCCGATGAGGTTGGCAGCCGCCTGGATCATCGTCAAAAGAGACATCAGGGAGCCGAGAACCAAGTGTTGGCGCCGGTCGAGAAGTACACGGCGCCCACGGTCGTCGCCAGCGAGTCAGACGCACCGCCGTCCACCGTGCCGGTCGAGTACGGGTAGACCGTCAGGGTCTGCGCGCCGCTGTTGCGGACCACGCACATGTCGCCACTGTCCGGGTTCGCCGGCAGGATCACGCCGGTAGAGGTCGCCGTGGTGGCGATGTTGTTGAACGACGCCGTGAGCTGGAGGGCGTCCGCCTGCGACGAGCCGGCAGCAGTCAGGCCGGTGGAAGCCTCGCCCGCAACCTGCTTGGCGGTGCCGGCCGGAAGGCCAGCCGCCATCATCTTCCTGATGCTGGACATGATGTGTTCTCCCGCGGCCGTCAGAGGGCCGGCTGTTCGGGGTTCTTCCGGGGACGGCCCGGCCCACGGCGGGGCGCTTCGCCCGTCACCGAATCCTCGTCATCCGACGCTTCCGCGGCAGGCGCCGCCTTCGCCGAAAGCTGGTCCTGAAGCTGCCTGATCTGCTCGAAGGCCATGTTGAGCAGCTTCGTGCTCTCGTCTTTGTCGGCCTTCAGGCGCTCGGCTTCGTCGCGCGTGCGGCGCTGATCCACGAACTGCTGCGCCATGCGCTTCAGGTGCGGGCCGCCCATGATGCCGCCGACGAAGTTCTCCGACACCCCGGCCATCTGCTCGACCGTGAAGATGTTGGACGCCTTCAGGATGCGGACCTGATCCGCACTTAGCAGGTTCCAGTTCTCCAGCGGCGTGCCATACTCGCCGCCGGTCTGGTTCTTCCACGCATGGTAGTAGACCGCGTATTCCTGCCGATGACGGTCGGTCACGATCTGCACCGGCACGTTGCCGGCGTCACCGGCACAGCGGAACCGAACCATCTCCCGCGGGAACCGGCTGACCACGGCGCCGTTCTGCTTGACTTCCACCTCCTGAATGAAGAACTCGGGAATGACCGAGTTCGGAGGGGCCGCCTCGCCGTAGTTCTCGCCGCGCCAATACTGGCCGTTCGGAGGAAGGCTCATGTCGTCTCCTTGGAAGGCGCCCCGTACTTGAGGCGGTTGAGGCTTTCGCACATCCACGGGATCAGGCCATCGCCAACCACGTCGATGCGGCAATCGTTGAGTGCGCGCGTGTACAGGGCATCGAAGTCCTGCGCCTGCGCCGCCAAAGCGGGGCTGGTCCGGAACATCCGGCCGTTGTACTCGACCTCGATTTCATCACCGGCGCAGGGCATGAAGCTTTCGACCTGCCGCCGGCCATCGTCAAAGGACGAATCCAGCCCGTAGGCGACGAACCGCCGGAACCCGCTGAACTGCCCCACGGAGAACCACCGGATGGCAGCCGTGCCGCCGCCGGGGATCATGTAGCTGACCGGGACCGCCCGGTTGTGCTTCGACACAAGGTCAGCGATGTCAATGCCGCCCAGCGTCTCGGTAGGCACCCGCGCGTGCCACAGCACGACGTTGTGCCCGGCCAGCCGGTCGAACGTGCTCGGGTGGCATTGCGAGGCGACGAGGTAGTTGATGCCCTGCTGCGGCGCGAACACGGCCGCCAGTTCCGGCGTCGAGTCCAGAAACAGGCACGCATCCGGCTTGATGCCGCGGCGGAGAAGCCAGTCGTGCGCGCCATTGACGCACACCAGCACATCGCCGGGCCGCTTCTCGATGGTGTAGCGTTCCACGCTCGGCGACGTGGCGACGATGACCAGTCGGCCGGCATGCAGCTCGGATGGCCCGAGTTCCGTAAGCCGACGCGCCAGCGCCGACATGATGTTGGCGACCAGCGGTTCGGGATCGTCCCAGCACCGCGTCGTGACCGTGAGCGGAACCAGAGGGGCGGGTTGCCCCGCCCCTCCGATAGCCGGCATCATCAGGCCGCGAGACCCGTCGCCAGTCGGCTGACCGGGTTGGACGCGATGATCTCCGCGTTGGTCGCGGCAGTCACCGCAGCCACCGCCACGACGCCGTTGATGAGCACGCCCGCCGACGCATCGTCCAGCACGCCGGCCGAAGCCGTCGTGTAGAGCATGGTGTCGGCAGCGCACGACGCCGACAGACGGCACTGGATGTTGCTGCCCTTCAGGGCGACCCAGCCAAGGTCGTTGTCGGCGAACGCCACCTGCGCGAAGCCGATGAAGTCGCCAGCACTGCCGGACGCCTCCGTCGCCAGCGTGGTGGTGATCGGCACCGCCTGAAAGTCTTCGTTGATGAGCACGCAATCGTACTGCGTGATGGCGGCGCCAGCCTGGACGTACATCCAGCAAGTGCCGTCGGTGCCGTAGTCGAGGGTGCCGAGAGGGAACAGCGCGTTCACCCCGTCGGTCGAAGTGCCGGCGGTCGTCTCCGTCAGGTTGACGCCAATCCGGCCGCTCTGCGAGTAGGCCATTTCATACCTCCGAAACGACGAGGGGCGCCCGAAGGCGCCCCTGCGTCACTAGTGTTGATGCATCAGCGTCAGGCGACGATGACGCCCTGGAGCTTGCGCGCCGAGACGGTCATGTTGCCGGCCCACGCGATCAGCCGGACGCGAGCGTCCTGGTTGGTCGCGTAGCGGTCGGGGTTCAGCGGGACCATGTTGCGGTCGCGGTGCGGACGCCAGTGCAGGTACCGGGTGTTCAGGAAGTACATGTGCGCCGACGGCGCAGCGCCGTCGAGGCCGCCATCGAACAGGACGTCCGCGCCCATGAAGTCGAGGCCACGGAAGCCCGCCGACGCCGACCGGCTGTTCGCCTCCGTCAGGCGCTGGATGGCCTGAAGCGACTCCCAGTAGTAGCGGAAGTAAAAGTTGTCCGCCACGATCAGGTCCGGACGGTCGCTGTTCCGCGAGCAGTCCAGAAACAGCGTGTTCATCGCCGTCTGGATGGTCGCGGGACCAGCCGCCACGCCGTTGGCGGAGAAGTCGTACACCTGGTTCTGCCACCAAGTGTAGGTGCTGGAGTCGATGCCGCCAACGGTGCCGGTGCCGGCGTCCGCGACCAGCGACTGGAGGCCGTTGATCTGCTTGCCGCCCGACGCCGTGCCGTTGGAGTAGATGTCCGTCGACAGGTTGTTCATGAACTCGGACTCGGCGGCGTCGATGCGGGCCGCCATCAGGCGGATGACCGCTTCAGGGCCGGAGTTCCGCAGTTCGTCGAGGCCCGACATGGTGACGGCCACGGCCGCCTGCTTCCAGTCGAACTCCGCAGCCGTCAGCATCTGCTGCTGCGAGATGTCGAGGGTGTCGTAGCCCGAGTAGCGGGTGTAGTTGCCCGGACCCTGGTACTTGATTTCCTCGACGATCTTGTAGCCACCCGGCACCGGCTCGGCATTGCCGCGACGGTTCAGGTAGTTCAGGAGCGCGACGTTGTTGGTGATGTTGTCCGCGAGCTTCTTCCGACGGTTGTAGAGGGTCGTCGTGAAGATATCGTCGAACGTCGAGTTCGGCGACGCCATGTCTCAGTTCCTTCTAGACTTGCCAGCCGCGCGCACGCGCTACAGCGAGCGCCGTGTCGAGGGCCGTGGCGGTGGGGATCTCCGGTTGCATGCTGACGCCGGCACCTTCGCCGACGACGGAAGAACCGGCACGTCTGGCCTTCTCCGACCGCTCCCTTGCGTCCTGCTCCGCCCTCCGCCTGTCCGCAGCCTGCTGCGCGGACTGGAGCTTGGCCCAGGTCTCGGGATTGGCCCGAACGGCCCGTTCATAGGCATCCTCAAGCGTGAGAAACTGGCCGCGCTGCTGCGCCGCCGTCATCATCACGCCCATGTCGTACCTGACCTCGTTGAAGTACGGCCGAAGCGGCTTGCCCGCTTCGTTAGCCGCCGATGCGAACTCCGCAATGGCGCCGTCAACCTGCGCCTGCTCGGCCTGCTCCGCCTGCTGCTGCCAGCCTCTGAAGCCGCCGCTGAGGCGCTGGATGGCTTCGTCACGGCGCTGAATCTCCGCCATCAGGCGCTGCTCGACCGCGCGAACCGCCGGGTCGACGTATTCCTCTTCGGCCGCGGCCTGCGGCTCGGGACCGGCCAGTTGCCGCAGGTCGACGCCCTTGGTCGCCGCCATGTGCCGTAGGAAGCCGGCCGGGTCGCGCGCCAGCCACTGGCCCGCATGGTGCAGCGACGCGACGTACTGCGCCTCCGTCATGCCATTCGTGCGGATCGCGTCGCGAACCGGCGCCAGAAGCTGGTCAATCGGCTCGTAGGTCTGGCGCCAGCGCGAAGCCTCGCCGTTCAGCCGTTCGCGCTCTTCCGACACCCGCCTGTGAAAGCCGATGAACGTCTCGCGACCTTCCTTCGGCAACTTGCGGAACGCTTCCTGCTCGGCCGCCGTCCACTCGTTCGGCGGCTCGATCTCATCGCCGGCGTCGTCCGTCGCGGCGCCGTCGTCCGCGTCCTGCGGCTTCGCCGCTCCCGTCGTCTCGCTTTCCTGAGAAACGAGCGCGGCATCGTCAGCGTCGTCGTCCGCATCGGCCGGGCGAACTCCATTCAGGAAATCCTCGGCGTTCAGAGCCTTGGCCGCGTCCTGGATGTCCGCCTCGATGTCCGTTACCGGCATGAACCCTCCTGAATCAAAAAGGCGCCCGAAGGCGCCTCAATCCGCATCCGATGAAGGCGACGATCAGCCGCCCATCACCTTCCTGTAGGCCATCGCCACGTCCGCCGCCGACGACGGCAACCGTCCCGGCTCGCGTCGCGTGATGGCGTTGAACTCGTTGCCGACCTCGATCAGCCCGTGACGCCGGTTCTCCGCGCGGAAGGCCGACTTGCTGTCGTAGAACTTCCCCGTCCTCGGATGGCGCACCGCATCCATGCTGTCGCCGATGACGTGGAAGCTAGCCCGCCCATCCGACAGCGGCGCGGCCTCCGACTTCGGCACCAACTGGCCGTCGCGCATCACATACGTCGTTCTCATCAAACCGCCCCGTCCTGACGCTGCGGAAGCGACTTCAAGGCGGTCCCGAAAGCGTCGATCATGGAATCCGCCTGTCGCTGCGCGCGGTCGGCAGCGTCCTCGCGGATGCCCTGCGCGAACTTTTCCGTGTCGAGCGCGAAACGCCGCTCCTGCAACGCCTGCCGCGCCGCCATGTCCTGAATCTGGGCCGCCAACTGGTTCTGCTGGATTGCCAGCGCCTGCATGCCGCGCGCCGTCTCGCTTTCCTGCCGTCCCTGATCCCGGCTCAGACGTGCCTTTGTGGTCGCCTGCTGCGTCATCAG